TAGCCGTGCTAATAGCACTTGATCCTGATATGAAAAAAGAATCACATAAAATTGCAAGATCACTTTCTTCATTTGGGTGTAAAATTAGAATTTTTAATAACAGTACAAGCAGAGACGTAGGCGATATGTCAAAAAATGAATTTATAAAAATAATGGAGAAGTCTAAAGCTTGGTCTAGAGAGTCTTCTTTAAGGTTTAAGATATCATCTATTCAGTCAGGTTCCATCTTTTAGAAATATTTATTAAATATCAACATCGAGAGTTCATAGATGGATAAATCAAAATTAAGAAATTTAATATTTAATGAAATGAAAAAAATTATTCAAGATGATGCTATATTTAGAGAGCCGGACATGCCTGGTGTTTTAGATAGCTTCGATTTTCCTGATGATCAGCATGTTCAACATGGTGAAGATTGGGATAACGGTAGAAATTTAAGCTATGGACACTTAAAATCAACAGACAGAGAAGGTAGTATGACAAAGAAGCAATTATACTATATTGCAAGACGTGCCCAAAGCCTTCATGATTTACTTAGAGATGATGATGATCTTCCCGAATGGGTTCAGAGTAAAATAGCCAGAGTTTCAGATAAAATTCAAACAGTTTATGAATATATAGAGCATAAGATAAAAACTGGAAATTATTAGTTTGTACATCTTTGTGTTTTGTGAAATGATTAATTAATCGTGACTAAGCGTGTGCAATGAAGATAATACATATTGCTGATGTTCACTGGAGAGGGCTTTCTCGCCACGCTGAATATACAGAATCTTTTGAAGATTTTTTTAATAAGTGTAGAGAGCTCAATCCGGATGTAATATATGTGGGTGGTGACATAGTTCACTCAAAAACACAGGGAATATCTCCTGAATTAATTGACAGGTTAAGCTGGTGGTTTACATCAATGGCTGAAATATGTCCAGTTCATGTTATACTTGGAAATCATGATGGTTTGCAGTATAATAAAGATAGACAGGATGCTGTATCTCCCATAGTATCTGCTCTTGATAATCCTAATATACACCTGTATAAAAAATCTGGAGTATATCCTACGGGTATTGATGGTTTTAACTGGTGTGTTTTTTCATGTTTTGATGAAGAAGGATGGAAAAATGTAAGACCAGTTCCGGGAATGGTAAATATAGCACTGTTTCATGGAGCAGTGTGGGGATCAAAGACAGACATAGATTGGGAAATCGAAGGAGAGGTTACAGTTGATTTGTTTGAAAGCTTTGATTTTTCTCTACTTGGAGATATTCACAAGAGACAGTTTTTAAATGAAAAAAATACAATAGCTTATTGTGGGTCAACTATTCAGCAAAATTACGGTGAAGATCCAGGAAAGGGATTTTTATTTTGGGATATAGAGAGTAAAGATAATTTTACTTATAAATTTTATGAGGTTTTTCATAGAAACCCTTTTGTAACAATAGACTGGCAAGGTGATGTAAAGAGAACACTAAGCAAAGCGGCGAAGTATAAAAATGGTTCAAGGTTTAGAATAAGATCGAAAAATCTAATTACACAAGCAGATAGTCAGGAAATATCTTATAGATTAAGAAATGAAATGGGAGCGCTAGAGACTGTTTTTAAAAATGAAAATCAGTTTGATGCAAGATCATATCAGGGAAAATTTGAAAAAAATGGTGTTCTTCTTAATCTAAGGGATATATCAACTCACAAAGATCTATTTTTAAGTTATTTTAAAAATAACGAGCTCACAGAAGAGGAAAAAGATGATATATTGGATCTTATAGACAGGTATTTTATTGAATCAACATCTGGTGAAGAGATTTTAAGAAATGCAAGATGGGAAATAGAAAATATTAAATTTGAAAATCTATTTTCATACGGAGAAAATAATATAGTTGATTTTTCAAATAATCCAGGAATAACTGGCATATTTGGAAAAAATACAAAAGGAAAGTCATCTATAATTGGATCTTTAATGTACTGTTTGTTTAATACATCTGATAGAGGTCCTATTAAAAATCTTCACATTATAAACAATAGAAAAAATAACTGCAAAGCAAGTGTTGAAATTAATATTAATGGAGATAGATTTAGAATATCAAGGGGTACAGTAAAACATACTACTAGAAAGGGAGAGGTTTATGCATCAACTTCACTAGACTTAAAGAGGGTTTCTAGCGAGGGAGAGGAAATTGAAGATTTGACCGAAGAGCAAAGAAGAGAAACAGAAAAAGTTTTAAGAAAACTAATAGGAACATCTGATGATTTTCTAATGACATCACTTGCAAGTCAAGGGGGAATGAACAACTTCTTGTCAGAGGGTGCAACAAGTAGAAAAAATATATTAACAAAATTTTTAGATCTTGAGGTATTTGATAGGATGAATGAGCTTTGTAAAAGAGATTCTTCGGAGATTAGATCAATATCAAGGTCAATAAAAAAAGAAAACTGGGATAAAAGAAAGATTGAGATAAAAGAGTCAATAAAAGAATATGAAAAAAAATTAGAATTAATCTCTGAAAGAATCAATCTTCTAAGATCACAAAGGGATACACTTAAAGAGAAAAAAATAAGCAATTATGGATTTAAAAGTGAATGCTTTACAAGAAGTCAAGTAGATAAAAAGAAAGAAGAGCTAGAGATAACAAGGGAAAATGCCTCTGATATTATTTTAAACATTGAAAATCTAGTGCACAAAAGAGAAGAAAGATTGCAAAAAATAAAAAAAATAGAAGATGTTTGCAATTCTACAGAGATAGAGAAAATAAAAGAGCAGAGGCATGCAAAAATTGAATTAGAAAAAAATATTATTAAGTTAAAAAATTATAAAGAAAAATCTGAAATTGAGCTTAGTAGATTGAAAAAATCTGCAGAAAAATTAACTCTTGTTCCATGTGGTACGAAATTTCCAAATTGTATGTTTATAAAGGGCTCACACTTAGATAAGGAAAAGATATCTTCACAAATAAAAATTGTAGAAAGCTCAATAGATGCTTTAAATGATTCAAGCAAAAGTCTTGAAATTCTAAACGATATAAATCCCGATGAAAAGATAAAAAAATACAATTCACTTATATTAAAAGTAAAAGATATTGAAAATGAATCTCTTTCAATAAGCTCGGATATACTATCTCTATCTGAGAAAAAGTCACTATTGGATATAAAGATTTCAGAGTCATTAAGAGAAATTGATAAAATGGAGATATCCGTAGTTGAAAATGAATCCGATCCAATGATTCAAATTCAAAATAAAATAGATTCAATAGCAAGTGACATTGAAAGCTTAGAAAAAAGAAGAGTTAGATCAATAGAGAAGATAGCAGAGAAAAAAATAACACTTAAAAATTTAATATTAGATTGTGAAAAACACGAACAGATAAAAAGGCAGATGAGGATATATGATTTATTTTTACAAGCTACATCTGCAAAGGGAATACCTACAAGAATTATGATGTCAAGGCTTCCAATAATAAATTCAGAAATATCAAATATTTTACAGGGTGTTGTAGACTTTACAATATCACTAGAGGCAGATGGAAATACAAATTCAATGGATGTCTATATTGACTATGGTGATAGCAAAAGAGTTATAGAGCTTGCATCTGGTATGGAAAAAATGATATCATCACTTGCAATTAGAGTTGCACTTATCAATACTTCGTCTTTAACAAAAACAAATATGATGATTATAGACGAAGGCTTTGGATCTCTTGATGCAAATAATTTAGAAGCATGTACAAGACTTTTGGAATCATTAAAAAAATGGTTTAGAAATATACTTATTATATCACATGTAGATGCGATAAAGGATTGTGTAGATAATTCTATTGAAATTACAAAAAAAGGAAAAAATTCACATGTTAAATTTATCTAGTGATAGCAAGGGTGTTTTTTGCGACTTGTGTAAATCAATTGCAATATCTTCTGACGACTGTATTTCAAAGTCAAATTTTGGTGTTTGCAGAGAGTGTGAGCTTAAATTTGTACAATCGAGAAAAGAAGAGTGGGCTGATGGGTGGAGACCTACTGACAAAGAAGTTAAAAAACACGTAGAAGAAATTGAAAAAAGAGTATTATCAATTCTTTCGGAAATAGATAATTATATCTAAAGGGATTTAAGAAATGCTTACAACAGAAGAAATTAATCATTTAGGGCAGATATGCAATTACACCTGGGGAAAACCTGGTTCTCTAAACAGTAAAATTCCAACTGCTTCACTTCAGATGTCATTGCAAGATAATAAAATGACTTGTACATATACTACAATTGTAAATCTTGTTCATGATAGAAACTTAAGAGATCAAGTTAAAAGATGTGAAGAGGAATCTGTTAGTATAGTAAAAGACTATCTAAAAGACATCAAGAGCGAATTTAAGTCTTTAGCTGGGAGAGCCTTAAAGGCAAAAGAGATTGATTCAGTAGATTCAGTAGAGATTATTTCTTCATCTCCATACAATCCGAAGAGAACAGCATACTATAGAAGATTTACAACTTTTGAAGTCGAATAAGAAATGGGTACACCTGGAAAAAGCAGGCAGGTTAGTGAGATAATTAAGTGTGGAAAAGATCCTGTTCATTTTTTTAACAACTATGTAAAAATACAACATCCTGTAAGAGGTCTTATAAAATTTGATACATTCGATTTTCAAGATCAATGTGTAGACATATTCAATTCTGATAGATTTTCTATTATATTAAAATCTAGACAGCTTGGAATGTCGACGCTGGTTGCAGCGTATGCATTGTGGATGGGTATTTTTCAAAAAGATAAAAATATTCTTATAATTGCTACAAAATTAACTGTTGCACAAAATTTTATTACAAAAGTAAAGACAATGCTAAGAAGTTTACCAAGATGGCTAGTTATGCCAGAGTTACAGGCAAACAACAAGCAGCTTCTTCAGTTTAGCAATGGATCTTCAATAAAGGCGATTCCTACATCTGATGATGCAGGAAGATCAGAGGCACTCTCTTTACTGATTATTGATGAGGCGGCTTTTGTAAGAAACTTTGATGAATTGTGGATGGGCCTTTATCCTACGATATCTACTGGCGGAAGAGTTATAATATTGTCAACACCAAATGGTGTAGGTGGTCAATATCATAAGCTATATACTGACGGAGAGGCTGGACTAAATGAGTTCAAATCAATAAAGCTTCCGTGGAATGTTCACCCAGAAAGAGATGCTCAATGGTTTAATGAAACGACTAAAAATCTATCCGATAGACAGATTGCCCAGGAGTATCTCTGTGACTTTGCTGCATCTGGTGAAACCTTTCTATCAAAGAATGATTTAGAGTACCTTAGAGTCTCATGTAGACCACCTAGAGAAAGAACAGGGCCAGACATGGGGGTTTGGATATGGGAATACCCATTATCAGAAAACAATTATATTATATCAGCAGATATATCAAGGGGAGATTCTAGAGATTACTCAACGTTTCATGTCATAGATATTAATCAAAGTGAATGTGTCGCAGAGTATAAGGGCAAAATTCCTCCAGATAGATTTGGTGAGTTACTTGACAAATATGGGAGAATGTATAATAATGCTCTTGTATGTCCAGAAAATAACTCATATGGATATGCCACTATACTTAAGCTAAAAGAGATAAACTACCCAAACCTATATTACAAGAAGAGAAAAGCTGTGTATATTGGAGATTATGCGCCAAACTATGATGTTGACCTTGCAGGATTTACTACTAGTGGAAGAACACGATCCCTTGTCTTGACAAAGCTAGAAGAAGTACTTAGAAATAAAATGATTAATATTTATAGCACAAGATTTTATGAAGAGTTGAAAACTTTTGTGTGGGTGGGAAATAAAGCACAGGGTATGAAAGGTCATAATGATGATCTAGTTATGAGCTTTGCGATTGGAATGTGGCTTTTTGATGCAGCTGACGGGTACAGTAAAAATAATAGAGCAATAAATGATGCAATGCTAAAGGCAATGTCTGTAACTAGAAATACATACGATGATATGCCCGATGCAATACTTGACGGAAGACCTCATAATAATCTAGGCGCAGAAAATAAAAACATAGATCCTTCATCAAATAAGAATAGAAATATACACAGTTCTGATATAAAGAATAAGATTAAAATACTTAATGATTGGAAATGGGTCTTATAGGTGAATAGAAATGGCTGATGAATCTGCATCCACACTGTTTAGAAGATTAACCACACTGTTTAGAAGTGGGCCTGTAATAAAAAGAAAGGTAAGAAATCTAGACGGATCTCAAAAGACATCTTCAGCTTTTGAGCTATTTAGAAAAAATCAAAGTAGTGTATATAGCTCTGCGATGAGTGCATATGGAACATATGATAGAATGGCAAGATATAGCGATTTTTCAGAAATGGAATATACGCCGGAAATAAGCTCAGCCCTTGACATATATTCTGAAGAAACTGTTGCTGCTGACGAGCACGGAAAAGTGCTTCACATATATTCAGAAAACCATACAATAGAAAGACTTTTGAATGATCTATTTTATGATACACTTAATGTTGAATTTAACTTAACATCATGGGCAAGAAATTTATGCAAGTACGGTGATTTCTTTTTATTCAACGATGTTAGCCCTGAACACGGGGTAATTAGTGCATTTCCTATACCTGTAAATGAAATTGAAAGAGAGGAAGGTTTTGATCCAGAAGACCCTATGGCTGTTAGATACAGATGGGTAACACAAGGCAACCAAGTTCTTGAAAATTGGCAGGTTACTCATATGAGAGTTCTTGGAAATGATGCATTTTTACCATACGGATCTTCTGTTTTAGAAGCTGCAAGAAGAATCTGGAGACAGCTTATACTAGTTGAAGATGCAATGCTAGTATATAGAATAGTAAGATCTCCAGAGAGAAGGGTTTTTTATATAGATGTTGGAAACGTACCCCCAGAAGATATACCAACATATATGGAACAGGTTCAGTCAACTCTTAAAAAAGCACAAGTTGTTGATAAATCAACAGGAAGAGTTGACTTAAGATACAACCCTTTGTCAGTAGATGAAGATTATTATTTACCTGTAAGGGGGTCTGAGTCAGGTACAAAAATAGACACACTTGCCGGTGGACAAAATGCGACTGCAATTGAAGATGTAGAATATATCCAGAAAAAACTTTTTGCAGCATTAAAAATACCAAAAGCTTATCTAGGATATGACGAAGGACTTGGAGCAAAAGCAACTCTTTCTCAAGAAGATGTTAGATTTTCTAGAACTATTAACAGAATACAGCGAACTGTAATATCTGAGTTGAATAAAATAGCAATTATACATTTGTATTGTAATGGATTTGAAGGGGAAGATCTATTAGATTTCCAGCTTAGGCTTTCAAACCCCTCTACAATAGCGCAACAGCAAAAGTTAGAGCTTTATAGAACTAGATTTGATGTTGCTACTACGGCAAATAATATTGAGGGTCTTGTAAGTAGAGACTGGGTGAGAAAAAATATATTTAACATGACAGATGATCAAATTGATTCGCTGCTTATACAGAGGGAAGAAGATAAATTAAATGACCTAAGAATTGAATCTGTTACACTTCCAGCAGAAAATGGTGATCAGCCTGATACTGATGATATAGGTGGCGAAGGAGGCGGGCCCCCGCCACCAGCTCCTCCGGGACCAGATGGAGATGACGGCGCTGAGGTACCTACAGATCTAGCAGACTCTGACAACTTGAATAAAAACAATCTTACAGTTTTATCTGAACCAGATTTTAGAAGAATGTCACTTTCAGACGAGTCTTCACCCGTAAGGGTCCAGCAAAGAGTTGATAATATAGCTAAATCTCTGGGTGAGGTAGAAGATAAAGGTTATCAGAATAGAAAAAGAAGGGTAAACAGTGTGTTTCCTGATCTTTCTGGAATGGTTGAACACGATCCCGACGATACAGATGATTCAGTTTCAGGACAGCATGAAAAACATCAAAGATACAAAAGAGCCTCGGAGAGGAAAGAAGATGTAAATCCTGCAAGTGTTATATCTAGAGAAATTCAAAATGCCAGTAAATTACCTTCAGTTTTTGAAGCAGATGAAATATATATTAATGATTTTTTAGATGAAAAGACACAAGCTCAAAATAGAATGACAGATAGATTAAAGTCTACGTTAAAATCTCTTGAGAGAACAATACATATTAAAAGACCAACAACATTACTTTCAGAAGAAAATGAGGTGTAACTCGTGCCAAAATCTCACAATAAAAAAAGAAATGTAGGGATAGTATACGAGCTTCTATTGAGAAGAGTATCAGAATGTTTAATAAACGAAGATACAAAAAGTGCTCAAAAGACGCTGGATATAATCTCTAGAAGATTTAGAAAAGGATCAGAGCTTTATAAAGAATTTAGATTATTTAGAGCTCTTGTAAAATCAAGTGTAAGCGATACTGCAATTGCAGCAGCTATACTTACAGAAGCAAAGTCAGCAGCAAGAAGAACAAATATAAAAAAATTGGAAAAAGAAAAATCAGATCTCATAAGAGAGATGAACTATACGCTAAATGATAAAAAGCTGTATAGTAGATTTATACCTGACTACAAAGAGCTTGCAACTATTCAAGTCTTGCTTAATGACTGGCGTGATGGGGATAATGCTGATATTGAAAGAATGGCAATGTATGAGTCAAAAGCAATATCTCGACTTCTTGAAGAGAAGGATGAAGTTGATATAGATGATCAGCATGATACCAATGTTGACGGCCTTGTTGTAAAAATAATGTCAGAAAAAATAAATAAAAAGTATTCAAAGAATTTCAATATTGATCAAAGAGATATTTTAAAAAAATATGCATTTTCATGTTCCACTGGTAATGATAAAGATCTTAAAGATTTAAATAATCGCCTTAGTGAGATAAAGGAAAGATCTATAAAGAGTTTAAAACTTCTTTCAAAGTCTACTGATAACAGTGTAATAAAAGAAAAAATAAACTTTGTAAGAGAAAAAATAGTATCAGAAAAAATAGAGAACATAGATGATAAAAAGATTGTTAAGTTTCTTACATTGATTGATCTTCACAGAGAGATAAAGGAGTCCATATAATGTCAAAAAATTTAAAACTTTTAACTGAGTGGATGCCCTTATCATATTCATCCAAGTCAATTAATGAATCAAGAGCAAATAATGGAGGAAAGATTTTTCTTAAAGGAGTATTACAGAGATGTGATACGTTAAATCAGAACGGAAGAATATATCCGAAATCAGTGCTTGAAAGAGAGGTTATAAATTATCAAAAATTTATTAAAGAAAATAGAGCTCTTGGAGAGTGCGATCATCCTGATACATCTGTAATAGAGCTAAAAAATGTCTCTCATATAGTAAGAGAGGCTCATTTACAAGGAGATGACGTAGTAGGTGTTATTGAGCTTCTTGATACTCCTGCAGGAAAAATACTTCAAAGTCTAGTCGAATCAGGTGTAACACTAGGGATATCTTCAAGAGGGGTTGGATCAACAATAAACGAAGCAGGGAATCAAATAGTTCAAGAAGATTTTCAACTTATTTGTTTTGATATGGTTAGTGAACCATCTACACCTGGAGCATTTATGCTTAGTGAGTCAAAAAATATACAAAGAAGTGATTTAGATAAACATTTTAACTCTTCTGATAAAATTGATAGAATATTTAATGAAATTTTGATGTGGGAAAATGAGTAATAAACTTTTAAGATCTGAACTAAAAGAAATAGTCAAAGAATGTCTTGTTGAAATTTTATCTGAAGGCATTGGATCAAATAGCAATGTGTCATTGACAGAAGGCAGAAGAGAAATCAATAAAAGAAAAAGATCTTCATTTGATCATGTAACATGGCAAAAAGAAAATAGGCAGGAAAAAGAGAGGGATATAGACTATAGAGAACATGCAAATAGCATGACAAGCGATCCCATTTTAGCAGAAGTTCTAGCTGATTCTCAGAGAACAATGAATGAACAAATTCGCGCAGAATCTCTGGGACATTCAGCCATGGCGGGAGATTTTGCTGATAGAAGGGCTGCCGAAAGCGATCCTGAAGATCTTTTTGGATCAGCAGCTCAAAACTGGGCAACTCTTGCATTTGAATAAATTTATATTTTAAAATTGCTAAATTTCTACTTGAATTATCTGTGATTCTTAATAATTAATGTTAGGAGGTTTAAAATGTCTGAGAAACTTACTGTAAATAAGATAAAAAGAATTATCGAAGAAGAAAAAAAGAAATTAAAAGATCAGGGTGTTTTAAAGACTCCTGAAACTGTTAAAGATGCGTGGTCGGGTGGAAATAACCTAGTTAATAAAATTGACTATATAAAAAAGTTAGAAATTAAGGAGCAGAAGCTTAGAAAAAAAGCAGACATTTACGCTGAGTATAGAAAGAAACTTAAAAGAAAAATTATAGAAAAGCTATAAAGCTATAAAGGATATTTAAAATGCCAGAACAAAGACAGACTGTAATAGACGAAGGCGTCAAAAGTGTAGATCCTGAAAAGACATATGGGACAAGAGTACAGGGTAACTTAGAAGCCTGTTTTCCAGATTCACCAATTTACAATAATTTATTTACAACAGCAGAAAGAGTATCAACCTATCAGACTCTTCTAGACGGATCTGTCACTGATACATTTGATACAGTAACTGGTGAAAAAGTTCCAGGAGGATTAGGATTGGGTGTAAATTCATTTAATACAAACTTTACTGAAAATGGTGTTCCTGATGTTTCTAGTTTAACAGAAGATAACTCTGGCAACAAGTTTGGAAAAGGCGGAGGAGCACCAACATCCCCATATGTTCCACCACTTACATCACCCGGTGTAGGAAGTGTAGACGCAGCAGATCAACCACCCTATATTGGTGACATTCCCACATCCGGTGAGGAGTTTGGATCAGGATACGGTGCTACAGCAAACCCATCTGCAACTAGTGCAGAAATGGAAGGGCAAAAGCTAGGAAGCTATATCAAGGGTAGATCATTTAAGAATTCAGATATAATAGGCTAGAATATGCCAAAAAGGCTTTACTATAATCCAGTCTCAGCTACTGGCGATCCTCGTCAGGGAATGGGGTATGGAAAGTCTCAAAAAATACCTTCACATGGAACAGGAGCAGGATCAACATGGGCCATGGGCTGGAATACGGGAATATACCCGCCAGAAGATGATGAGCATGAAATAGATGATGATTGGCTAGATATACCTTTTGAAGACGATGATGAATGGGAGTCATTTTTTTCAAAAATAAATTATGGATATTCATCATCTGATTCAGTTAAGCCTAGAGCTGATTTTTCATCATATGCTAGTACAAGCAATAGATTTTCAACTGTAGGTTTGTCAGAGCAGACAAAAATACATGCTGTTCAAGGAATAGTTCCAATTCCAGGAAGTGTAAAATATCCAAACGGCTTAGGCCTTGCAACTGGTGGACACTCAACTGAATTTGGCCAAACTAGAACCGGTCCAGGAAAAAGGGGTGGAGATGGAACACAGTTTGGAATATCTCGAAAGCCACTTGACACAGAGGATGACGGCTTGAGATTCATGAGTCTCCTAGATATTCTTGATATAACACCTTCAGAAAGAAATTTTTTAAAACAGCAAATTAAAATAAAAAAACTATTATCAAAAACAGAAAATTTATATAGGAAAGAAATAAATATTTGATGTATAGTTTGATTTATAGGACATAATTAATCTGTGAGGAGTAATTACTAATGTCATCTAAAATTTATGAAGAAGCAATTGCAGAAGCAAAGCAACTAAGAGAAGTTGCTGAGCAAAATGCAAAGAATGCTATAATAGAGGCAGTTACGCCAAAAATTAGAGAGTTTATTGATAATCAGCTAATGGGATCTGGCGATAATAAATCAGTTGAATCACAAACTGCTGAAGATATAATCGCAGAATCTGTTGGTATCAATACTTCATCTGGTGATTCTTCACTGTCGCTTGATGAAACTGCTCTTTCTACTCTAGCTGGATTAATGGGAAAAAATGGAAAAAAATCAGAAATTCTTAGTGCTCTTGCAGAGTCAATAAATAGTTTAGATAAAAAAGATGCTAAATTAGTTATATCTGCTGCTAAAAAATTAAAAGGTAATGCAGAAAGTTTCAATTCAAACGTAATAAATAATGATGTAAGTAAATTACAGGAGAACTCAAAAATGAGATCAAACGATAAAATTTATGAGGTAGATCTTCGCCTATTAAAAGAAGAAGTTGCACAGGCTAGTCGTGAAGAACAAGATGTTCATGATGATATGTTCGAATCTGATGATCCAGAAGAAGAAGCTGGGCTAAGAGAGATGCTAAGATCTCTTGGTGTGCTTAACGAAGATAAGATAGAGATTGATCTTGGGGATGAGGTTGAATTAGACCCTGAGATACAAATTGTAGCAAGACTTCTTGTAGATGATGATGAAGAAGACGGTGATCTTGAAATTGAAGACGAGGTCATGGATATCGATATGGGTGATGAAGAGCTTGAAGTTGAAGATGAAGTTGAATCTCTTGACGAAGTCTTTGATATTGACCCAATAGTTCTCAAGGAAGAACTTAAAAGAATTAGAAAAATTGTTCGCGAAGCAAAGAGCCTTGCTGATGAAAAAGGCGGCGCCGACGCAAAGGAAGCATCATGGGGTGGCAAAGGACATGCCAATGCTGGCCTTAAGGGCGGCGAATGGGGCGGCAAAGGTAGCGGAAAAGGCGGAAATGCATTCGGAGGTGGATCTGAAAAAGGAGACATCTATAAGGTTAAACTCAATTCTCTGAAAGAGACATTGAGAAAAGAGCAGCGTAAAAATCGTGCTCTAATGACAAGGCTCAGTGAATACAGGGGTGCAGTTGAAACACTCCGTGAGCAACTTACAGATTTAAATCTGTTCAACGCAAAGCTTCTTTATGTGAATAAGCTTTTTCAGGATAAGTCAATTACACCTGGAAAGAGGAGATCAATGATGGAATCAATTGACTCCGCAAAAAGCTTGAGAGAGGTAAAGCTAATCTATAAGACTCTAACATCTTCACCAACAAATAAAAAGAGTAGAAGATTGAATGAGTCTTCTGCCAGAACTCTAGGGTCATCTTCTAGAGCTGTCGGAAAATCATCTGCAACTGTTGCATCTAACGAAGTTGACCGTTGGGCAATTTTAGCAGGGATTAAGTAACCAATTAAACTCACAGGTCGTTTAAAACAAATTAAAAAAGGAGTAATACAATGGCCAGAAAATTCACACTTAACCAGCTAACTGAAGGAATTCGTCAAAGAGACGTAGGACAGCAGTCAGCTCGTCTTATGGAGAAGTGGAGCAGAACAGGTCTTCTTAGAGGTCTAAGTGATACAGGTGCCGAAAACATGGCACGCCTACTAGAAAATCAAGCAGCTCAGCTTCTACGTGAGCAATCATCAATTGGTGGTGGAGCAAGAGGAACAACATCCTCTGGTGACCTTCGTGGTTTCACCAATATCGCATTCCCCATCGTTCGACGCGTATTCGGAGGTCTTATAGCCAACGAACTCGTTTCAATTCAGCCCATGAGTCTTCCCTCTGGACTGCTTTTCTATCTTGACTACACTTACGGAGATAACGTTGGTGGTGGCTCTACAAATGCTGGAGCTGCAGGTGACAATGATCAGCAGCCATATAGAAAGGGACAATCAATCTACAACCTTCCAACAGGAAAGGGTGTTAGATCAGGTTCAGACGCTATAGGTGGTCAATATGATCTTGTTGGAACAGCTTATACTAGAGTTCAAACAACACTTGGAACATCTTCAGGTGATCAGCTTACACTTCTAGCATCTGGTGCTTTCAATAACGGAACAGGAGCAGGAACAAGCGGAATTCAGGGTGGTCAGAATATCAATACAGGATCAGTTGACTTACGAATGATTCAGTTTGACCCACAGGTTCAGACACTTATTGAAGACAACCTTACAACAGCAGACGCTGCAGCTGAAGAAGGACTATTTCAGTTCATGATTTGGGATGTAAATGATTTCCCATCCTCAGCAGATCTTACTGCATACAAGGAAATAGCTATTACTGGTGGCGGTACAGCTGCTGGTGTTGCAGTTCTTGGAATAGATGGACTTAAGGTTCTTTCAGCATCTGATGGAGTTCAGGGTGGTCGTACACTAAATATTCGTCGACTTAACCAGCTAGGTACATGGAATTCAACAACTGGTGTTTTCACTGTTGATTCTATGGTAACAAGAAATACTACAGACGCAGCATTGCTAACAGTTGTTACAGGAACATATAGACCAATCTTGGCGGCAAATGGCCATGGTTGTACAGGTTCTTTTGTAATGGCAGCTACACTTGATGTTGCAACTGACAATGGTTCAACACTTACAATTCCAAGTTTTGAATCAAACTTCAGTACTAGCACTCCAAGTCCCAATATTCCAGAAATTGACATCAAGATTGAGTCAATTGCAGTAACTGCTGAGACTCGCAAGCTCCGTGCTCGCTGGTCACCAGAACTTGCTCAGGACTTGAACGCTTACCACAGCTTGGATGCTGAGGTTGAGCTTACTCAGATCCTCTCCGAGCAGGTTGCTCTTGAGCTTGATAGAGAAATTCTTAATGACCTACTCAGTCAGGCAAGAGGCGCTAACTACTACTGGAGTCGTATGCCAGGAAAATTCGTGAACAAGAAGACAGGTGCAGTGCAAAATCTTGCATCAACACTTGCTCCAGGTCCTAATTTCACTGGTACAGTTCGTGAATGGTACGAGACTCTTGTTGAGACAATCATAGATGTTGCTAATGAGATCCACAGAAAGACACTTCGTGGCTCTGCAAACTTCATTGTCGTCTCTCCAGATGTTGCAACCATTTTCGAGGCATCCGTACTTTACAAGCCCAACTATAGCCTTGATGGCCAGGGACAGGTCGGATCACCATTCCAGCTTGGTGCTGCACCAATCGGTAGCTTGAGCAACCGTTTCACGGTCTACAAGGATCCATACTTCCCACGCAACAAGGTACTTGTTGGATATAAGGGCGGTAGCTACCTTGAAACTGGATACGTATATGCTCCTTACGTACCGCTAATTGTCACCCCCACTATCTTCGCACCAGAGGATTTCACACCCCGTAAGGGCGTGATGACTCGCTACGGTAAGAAGATGGTAAGAGCTGACTTCTACGGTACAGTTACATGTATGGATATGGACGTTATTTAAGTTAGTTGATAATATCATAAAACTAAAGGGCGGCTTTTTTAAGCCGCCCTTTTTTTATTTTTTATATAGTTTGTATAAGATTTATAATGATTCTTGGGAGATAAATTATGAAAAGAGAGAATGCTTTAGAATCTTTTGATAAAAACAGATGGATTGACTGGCAAAAAAAATTTATTGATGATATAAAGATTGAAGAAAGTTGGGATTTTATCAAGCTTGATAAAAAAATTAAAGATGAATTCCCGAGATCTGACATAGTTTATATTGCCGGTATGAAAAGATCTGGTAATCATGCTATATCAAACTGGATAATTAATAATTGTTTTGAAAGCATGGTTTATATAAACAATGCAACAAATAAAATTCCAGACATTATACAGGTTTATTATGCACATCATGTTTCACCTACTATGATAGATCGGGTAATTTGCACATTTGAAAATGTAGATGTGGAGTCGTTTAATAATTTGAACCCTTTTTATATTGCAAGAGATCCTTATAACTGGCTAGCTTCTTGGACTAGTCATGGACATTGCAACTTAGAAGATATTGATAAAGATATTAAAAGCTACTTGGACAATCTTAATATTTCAAAAAATATAATTAATTTTAATAGCTGGTTTAGCAATAGGGAATATAGAGATTTAGTTTCAAACAGTATTAGATT